CGGAGCACATACAACGAGAGCAGCCCGAGGGCTGCGGCGAGACTTAGTAGCCATAGGAAAATCCTCATGGTCATGAGCCCCAAAGGGGCATCAAGGAGCTTTTGTGACATCTCTTTATCCGCGGCCATAGAAAGACCGAGCGTCTCTAGTAGAGACCCTCGATCTCCTCCACGACCGCTTCGACATCGGCAAGACCGAACAGGCTCTTGACGATGTAGAGATGATCCATGCGCTCATTGGGTTCGCCGTCTTGAGGGAAGTTGAACCGGTGGCTCGACTTCGACTCACGGACCTTGACGTACTTCCCATCGACGAGGGCGATCACGGGGATGGAGAGTTCAAACTCCACCACGTGAGCGCCGGTCGCCGACTTCGCCTCGCGGACATTGACCGACAGCCTTTCGAAACCGATGGGAATACCACCGTTTCGGTTGGCGTAGAAGGCCTTCTCTCCGTCGAGACGAACGGGAACGAACGGATGGTTAAGCGGAGTACCGCCACCATTGTAGTCCGTTGCTGTGAGTGCAGTGAAATCAGGCATTGCCTGTTACCTCAATTAAAGTCCTGAAACAGGACGGTAGACTGCCTAACGGGCAGCACGTTCCCAGGACTTCAATGCAATACCCAAGAGGGCAACTGCACTGAGGACCCGACTTTTGCTGTTGAAAGGATCCCTAATGTCCGGAAGCATGGACATAGGGATCGAGGTATCACCCGTGCGATCCAGCATGTACGTTCTGAGATACGACTTCATCGTGTTCTCAAACGTAGCACCGCTGAACGGCGAGTAACCTCCAATCCCAATCCAACTCAAATCCTCACGGAAGAAGTTAGATTGACTGTAGCCGGCAACCTCCCAACCGACCAGGGCGTCCAAACTGGAGAAATAATCTCCAAGCGGAAGGGCCCAGTCGGCAACGAAGGATACGGGAAGCAATTCCCAAGCTAGGGCTACGGGATTCAACAGACCAAGAGATGAGGCCGTGATAAGGGCTCTGTTCTCAGG